GCGAGCTGAAAAACGACTAGCCAAATCCCAAACAGCAAAAGAGGAAGAAGAAAAAAGTAGAGTAAAAGTTAATACTATTAGTTTGAAATAAGTATCCATGTTGAACCCAATATAGTAATGATTATTAAAATGCTTGTAACATCCATTAGAGAACCCTTTTTATGACTTTGATAGTAAATGCCAAAACAAAAACAGCGGCAATTTCTGAACCGTAAAAAACAGCGTCAGAAGTTGTAATGCCTGTATATGAATTATCAAAACCTAGAGAAGTACAATCAGGAGGCGTGACAGTGTAAAAATTATCCATATTGCGTAGAGTGGAAGTTATTTGTATATCTGTTGCGTTAAGAACTTGAACGTTTGTTATTACAAAACCATCACCAATGAATAAATTAGATTGAATTGAATCGGCAACATTTTGTAGAGTGTTGTAACAGTAGGAATTATATAATTTCATATTTTTGGCCTAAAAAAAAAGGGGCATAAAAGCCCCCTTTCCATTAAATAAAAACGTAAATTAAAGAGCTTTACGGATATATTTAAAAGTAGCAGCAGCAACAATAGCAACTAATACAGCAGCGCCAACAGTACCAACGTCAGCAGTTGCAGCAGTTAAAGCAGTTGTTACTTCAGTAGCTACAGCAGCAGAAGCAGAAGAGATTGAAGCAACAGAACCAGCAGCAATTAAGCCTAATTTTGTAGATTTTTTCATTTTAAGATACCTTAAATTGTTTTTTCACTTTTGAAGGCAAGTGAAATAAGCCTTTTGAATTATTTAACTACGGTCGGATGAATTGCACCGTCTTGAAAGCTAGTAAAAGGCCGATCATTAAAAACACCGTGACGAACGGGGATCATGGCGGTTTTACCTTTCATGTTTTTAAACTTTTGGATAATTTCAGCAGATTGTTGAGAAAGATTAAGATTTACACGTTCTGGGTCTACCTGTTCACATACGGCACGGATGCGAAGTTCACCCGTTTCTCTGTCTCTAGTTTCTGTAACGTCTAGTACTTTTAAATGTGCGTAAGTTGTCATAATATTTTTTAATTAATTTAGTTGAGTTAAGCGGCTATTAATCCACGATCAAAAGCCCACTGGGGGATTTCAACAGGGGTTGCTTCAATAACGCGCATGAGTGGAATTACATTGTTAGATTTTTCTGGATTAGTTGGTGGCATGGTTATATCGATTTCCAGCTCTAGTAAATTTTTTCTATGTTTATAAAAGGTTGCTTTAGGTAAAAGATCTTTTAAAGAAACCCCTTGCCTCCAAAGCTGATAAGTTGATTGTAAATGTCTAGGTAATTTTAATAATTGTTCGTCAATTAAGGTCGTTTGATTGTTCATAGTGATACGCCCCAAGTATTCGTAAAATAATGTTATTAATTTAGATTGAGTTAAGTGTTTTCCGTGAGTTAAGCAGTTGTCTTTAAGTTCTTGAGACATTAAACGAAGTTCAGCACGAAGCTTTCCTTTTATAAATGTTTCCAAGCCCTGATCTGCTAACTCTGGATTTAATTTATGTTTTTTGGATTTAGTTGTTATACATTCACGATATTTGTTATAGAACTTAAAAGCCCAGCGTCTACTGGATTTTTGTAAATAGACTGTTCCTTTGTCCCTGCATGATCGACCTGAACGAGTTCTCGCGTTCATTTCGGCAGCATGTAACCAGCTTTCTACAGATTCATCATTTTTAACATCAAATAAGAAATTAATATCTAACATTTTTACTAAGTATTCACCTTTCAAAATTAGTTTGTTAGTACGCTTAATTTCTAGTTCTGTGCCTGTTAAATGTTCTGAATGTTCAGTTATGATTTTTTCGAAAGCTAGAAAAAGTAAAAGATTAAGGTCAAGTGATCCAAAGATATTATGACCTTGTATAAATTTGCTGATATTGCCATCAATTAATAATGAAGTAGCCATTCCAGTACCATCACCACCGCCCGACTTGATTTTCAATGAGGATTCATAAGAGCCGCGACAGTGAACCGTTTTTAACATTTCCCATTCTATAGACCCATCTGAATCAATCGACATGATTAATCCAGAGGGAATAGGAACATGTTTAAAAGGAACTTCTCCACGAAACCAATCAATCATTTTAATAATGCTGGGTTAATGTGCGATTCAAAGGAAATTTCTACATGGCCAACAGAACATATAGAACGGTTTACATCTAGAAAGCGTTTTCTTTTTGGGTGGTATGTTGTTGTTATTGAATGTTCAGAACAGCCAGAACGGGGGCAGATTGATCGCGAAGTTTTTAAAACAGGTTGGGGACGTTTAAAAGCGCGTTGTCTTACATTCTTTTTTAGAACTGGAGAATAGAAAAGGATGTTTTCTGAAAGTTGAGCATTCATAGTTAGCCCTCCCCCGCACTGGCAAATAGGGAGGACTGCGCAAGGTTGCCAGAATCTTGTAATATTTGACGAGAATTAATTAGAGAAGTATGAGCATTACTTAATTCTAAATATAATTCTGAATTAGAGGGGACAGTTAAGAGAAGATTTAAGAGGTATTCTTCTATAGTCTGAACTCTGTTTAATGTCTCGTCAAAGGATAGTTGATTTTCAGTATTTTCTGTCATGGCTTGCGCTCCACAATTAAAGAATAGGTACACGGTTGTGGAATATGTAAGACCACAGTTGTGGATTATCCACAGTTGTGTACCGTTGTCAAGTGTGGAATATATACCTAATATTATTATTTAGAAAATAAATAAAGGTATTCACCAATGAAACCAAGTGAATGGCTAGACAAAACAAAAGAAAAATTAAATATAGAAAGCGATTACAGACTAGCTGAAATAATAGGTGTGGGAAAAACAGCAATAAGTAATATAAGAATACGTAATAATGGAATGGACAATTACACAGCTTGTAGAATTGCCGATATATTAGAAATAAATGAAATAAAAATAATTGCAGATATTGAAGAACAAAAAGAAAAAAAAGAAGAAAAGAGAACTTATTGGAGAAAAAAAGAAAGAATATATTTATAAAAAGTCTCACCAATGAGACTAAAGTGCAGTACTACATACACGCACTTTACATATATTGTGATTTAAGCAGAGTTGATACGTTAGAGAAGAGCAACATCGCATAATAGCGAATATGTAAAATAACGCCCGTGTGGGAAATTCTACACGGGCATTAAGATACATATTCACCAGCTCACATTATGCGAAGTTTCAGAATAATTATTTTAACGTCCAATTTTTAGTTTATTTTAGAAAAGTAACCATTTTGAATAGATTTACTTTACGATCTAATAGCAAACGCTACCCTCGGAAGTCTTTTATAACTTCCATAAGTAATTTTTTTAACATACAAATCCTTATTCACTTAATTAAGGATTTTAAGCAATACGAACATTTAGAGATTAGTTCCGTAGACTATAGAGAGTTTTTTTATTCAGTTAATGGCCGAGGGTATCAGGCTACACGAACCTGTAAAGATTAATGAATTAAGCCAAAGAGAATAAATGACATGAATTAATTGAGAGTTACATAATTAATTAATATTGACAGAACCGTTTCACCTGATGAATACGCCATGAACTAATTAAAAAAATGGTGATTAAAATGAATTTATCAGAATCAATTATGATTTACACAAACAATAGAACAGCATCAAACGCAGAACGCGCATTTAAAACAATAGCAAAATATACGGCAGATGAAGAAGCAAACAGTCACAACATGAACGATGTCGAAAGAAATCAAATAGAAGCAGATGTAAGAGAAGATCTTGAAAATTTATACTATAAAGCTAGAGAAAACATGCTTTAAATATTAAGAGGCTTAACAGCCTCTTTTTTTTTATCCTCATAAAAGAGCTAGAGATTCAGAGCGTAATTATTGTAATGATTTTATTATCAATGTTTTGATAGTAAAGATTTTTGAATACAACATAATCAATATTGAGCTAGATAGTTTAGAAAGCGTGAATATGCCAAAAGCAAAAAGAAAGTGCTTAAGAACGGCATAAGATCAAAAGAGGAATGAAACCGCCCTATTTTCTACGCCTCCTCCTAATCGTCGTCGTTATAGATAATAGAACGGTTTTTTTATGAGTGTATTGAATTAAGTGAATCAGGATTAAAAATTAAGTCGGGTTGTTTTCTGAGTTTAATATAAACATAGCAGACTAACTTAATACACATTCTATCTAAACTGGTTTTTTTATAAAATTCTGTAGGAATTGAGAAAGGTGGACATTTATAGATAGTTTTGCTTAAAGTACAAGTAGGCGGGATTAAATGATACTGATCTTGAGGGATTCCGTTAGAGGCCCATTCATAAATTAATGCTTGGTTAAGCTCTTCGGGCTGAATATCAATATTAGAGTCAGGATATATAAACGGATCGGATGGAATTAAATTAGTATTGGTAGCAATATCTGTAATTTGTGTGGGTTCAGTTATTTCTATTTTGCGTTGATTGACTCTGAAACCAATTAAAACAATTACAAGCAGTAAGACAGGAAGAGCATAAACAGCCATTGGTATTTTTTTAGTTTGCTTTGTATGTAAAGAACTAGATTCATACATACCAAAAACTTTTTTATTGAGTTTATAGGTAGATTTAACCCCCGTTGATAATGAGTTTAAAGAATCTTGGCATTTTGGGAACTCGTACTGGTAACGACCAGACCAAGTAGACGTTATATGAGTGTGTTTACCAACCAAAAGCCTTACCTTTTTATCAAATAATAAGGGACTTTGAGTCATTAAAAAGAAGTCTAGACCATGATGTCTATGAGTTGTTAATAGTGCTATAGAGTCAGGTCGTGGGGAGGTATCGGCCTTGGTAGGATAGACAAAATGTACTTCATCATATATCAATAAAGCACCCTCGGGACTCCATTTATCCCAATCCTCAGCAAGTAGGTGTTTATTATATTCGGCTAATTCTTTTTCGTACCGTCTAAACTTAATTTTGTAATTGTTTAAATCAATAGCATGTTGTTTTAGTGTTAGATCATGGCAATCATAAGGAGGCTCGAGGGGTTCTACAGGTTCTACAGGTTCAATGGGGCAAACATCACAAAGCGGGCTTTTACATATAACAAGAGTGTGGACTAACGTTAATTTGGGTATACCATGAACAAAAAGCGGCCTTCCCTCCTCTATTAGTTCCAGCATTTGAGTGAGACAAAAAGCAGATTTTCCCGAACCTGTAGAGCCTGAGATTAAATTAATCATCCTATTTTAGCGAGATTTGAGAGTTGAGTTAAAGAAAGCCTAGTAACAACACAACCAAGAATAATACCCAAGCCAGTTGGAAAACCTGCAAGCGAAAAGTAACTTAAAATATCAGACGGTAGACCAGACCAAGAAAGAACAGCAGAATCTATCAAGCCATTTGTAACAAAAGCATAACCAGCGTATGAAACAAAGCCCATACCAAGAGCTGCAAGTATACGGCTTGGCAAAGAAACAGCAAGCGAACCAAAAAAAGCAAATAAACTAGCCATTTCTAATACCCCCCGTTAAGATCATAATCCCTAAAACAGTAGAAACAGCAATAACAACAGGGCTAATACCCGTAGCAAACTGACATAAATAACTTGTTGGAACTGAAAAAGAACCTTTGGAATAGGTTGAAACCTGCGGAACTGGACAAGAGGCAGAACTAGCAAAAATAACGGGAGTAAAATCAAAATCAAGCTCAACATTAGGAATTTCTGTGGCTGCTAATTCATTACCATATTTAGAACAACCGAGAATTTCAGGATTTTTTTCACATACGCTTTTTTGCTCTTCTACTGGCTGAGTGTAAACATTAGATTCATTTGAATAACTGTTATTATTTATTTCCGTAGGGTTGGTGGTGGGATTGCTTGAAAGATCGGTATTATAATTATTTGTTATGTTATCCGCTTCTTGAGAGAAAGGGTCAGTATCAGAGGTTGAAGTATCAGGAGCAGGAGAAGTACCTGAAACACTAGAAGAAGGTAACCCCGTTGCAACATCTGTAAAAAGATCTTTTAATGTCGAATCAGTTAAAGAGGGTTCTATTTCGTCATATATTTCTGAATCGGTAGGCGTAACCGTGTCGGTATAAGCAGGAGAACCTTGTGGAGATTCGCCAATATAAGTACCAGGATTCCAAGAACCTCGATGATAGCCAACCGCGTCAGTTGTACGTCGAATAGTATAGAAATTAATACCTGCGTTCCATTCCATTGTATGAACGTATGAAGCACCAAAACGATTATCATAACCTTGAGTTTGTGCAAGGCATTGACTAGAAGTAACATGCGTACCATCACCACGAGAACAACCACCCAATGAAGAACTAGCGTCTTGAGCAGGATAATCTATTTCCTTAGAGACAGTTCCATCATCATTCAAAACATAATCAGCAGCAAGCAAAGCAGCAGACAAACCCAAACCCCAAGGGCTAAAAGCTAAACGCTTAGCAAGACCACCAGCAGCAGCTTTAGAAATATTAATTGTTCGTGATGCATAAACCTTTGCACCCGTTGAAGTAGTGGCTTCATAACCAACTTGGGCAACACCAGCAAGCATAGAACCCAGTTCCGCCTTTCGCATGGCAGCAATATTGCGAGCTGAAAAACGACTAGCCAAATCCCAAACAGCAAAAGAGGAAGAAGAAAAAAGTAGAGTAAAAGTTAATACTATTAGTTTGAAATAAGTATCCATGTTGAACCCAATATAGTAATGATT